TAAATCTTTTGCTGAATAGTATAAATTTTTATACATTCTATCTACTGCTGGTTGAATCGCTGCCCACCCAACATTTGCATTCTCAATAATTAGTAATGCATCATTGTATTCAGTTGCTACATTTACTAACATATTACCATAATCTTTAGTACCAACAAGTCCTCTGTATTCTGCTACTTGTTCCATAGACTCTACATCAATAACATGGAATGCAGAAAAATCTTTTCCATCTCCTCTTGCAACATCAGCACATACCATGTAATCTCTTGTGTAATCTGGATATCCCCAAACCCAAAAGTTTCCATCAAATCCTTTTTTCTCTATTGGTTCTTTTAAATGAGTTTGTTCATACCATTGTATTATTGTACCATCAACAACCGTATTACCAGAAGTTATAAAGTCACAATCACATTCTTGAGCTGCGTGTTTAGGGCCCAGTAATTGGTCTTGTTCATCTCTCCAACTTTGGTCTCTTTCTGGATGTAAATCCCAATGTAATTTTATTGGATTAAACTCGTTAGTTCCTTCCATAGCACCAACCCAAGTCTTATGATAAAAATTACCAACACCATTTGGTGTAGAAAGAACAATCGCACTTCCACCAGTTGATAGTGTAGATTGTGCTGATGCCCATATTGAATCAACATCTTTAATAAATGCTGCTTCATCAAGTATCAGTAGAGATAGTGCTTCTGAACGACCTGCGTCTCCACTACTACTTACTGCTTTTACTTGAGAACCATTAGAAAATTTTAACGATAATCTATTATCCTCAAGACATTTTCCTTTTAACCAACTCGGTAGATTATCATGCATAACTCTTACTTTAGTAACAAGGTTTTTAGCTACATCTTGTTTTGTTGCAATAACAAGAATGTTTTTATCTTCATGAAATAACATCATCCATAGTGAGTATCCAGCAGTTAATGTTGATATACCCATCTGTCTTGCTTTCAGTATAACATTATATCTGTTATCTTTCAATTCTCTTATTGATTTTTTCTGAAACTCATATAGATGAAATGGTACTTTTCCTCTAACTGGATGTTGTATTTGACAATACTTCATTAAGAAATGTATAGGGTCAAGTGCACATTTCTTATATTCTTTTTGTATTAATTGTTTAAGTTGGTTGTCCATCACTTAACTCTTCCCAAGTAATTTTATCATTTAAATATTTGTCAATATTTTTTATTTCTTTACCAAGTGTCTCAACAATTTCTGATGAGTCTCTCATTCCCCATCTTTCTAAATTACCACTATCTTGTGCAATATCTTGGTCTTTAGAAACCATATCAATGTATCCTTGTAACTCTGCTTTCAAATCTTTTACATAAGAACGCCTATAGAGTTCATCTTGTTCTCTTTGATAATCATCCCAAGTACCATCAATTTTCATTTTAGTTTCTTTTTTAGACCAACACTCCAAACACATTTTGTGTCTTCTCCAGTATCTATCATCTGCTCTTTTCTTCATTACACATTTACACTCTGGACAAAACCAAGGCATACGAACATCTTGCATGATTTTCGTTATTGGTGACTCTATCGTCTTCCCATCTTTACTTGGTTCTTTCTTGTCACTTTCGTAACCTATCATTACTCTTTTCTCTGGAGTTTCACCTCTGAGAATTGACTGTAATGCCTTTTCTTCATGTTTTGTTGACATAACCTTATTCCTCGTGATATAAACTATATTCTTGTTTTCTTTTTTTCCAAGCCATTTTAAGTGCCGTTCTGTGTTCTTCAGACTTTGGTTTACCTCTCAAAGAGTTGGAAATTTTTTCTCTCGTTTTTTGAGTTACTACTCTTCCTTTTCTTGATGTTACATTCTTCTTTCTAAACTCAGAATCTTGCCACTTTTTTTTCATCGCTTTTGATGTAGCCTCGGAAATCTTTCTTCTTGTTTCCATTGAATGTGGCATTATTTTCTCCTATCTTGTATATCTAAATAGTCCCATAATTTGGTTAATAGGTGCAAAAGTTCCAGTAAATTTGTATAAGTTGTTTTTAAATACAAATGTTATTCCCTCACTTGGAACAATAGCATCAAATCCACCGATACTATTTAGTCTATCAAGTTGTGTTTTTAACTTATTTATTACATTGACATCGTCTGATGCGTTTATTTTCTTTATCAAACTATTCAAATCTTTTATCATAATTCTTGTTGACTTTGATGGATTTGCAGATAAAAAGTTTGTCATATTTTTCATAATCTCTGCACCCAATTCAAGAAATAATCTCTCAAATGGTTCCATATTCTTTTTGTACAATTTAGTATGGTCTTGTTTATCAGTAGATAATATCCAATCTAAGAATTTTGGTTTTGATTTAAAGTCTTTTCTTATTTGTGGTATCTTGTAAGACTTATCATAGTATGCCCAACGATTAACTAACTTA